GATGCCAGTATCAGTGGTCAGTTCTATGATTACCTTGAAGAGTTCTGCCGTCACTTACAGCAAGCGCAGGACAAAGAAGAAATCCTGCTACGCCGCCCATGGACCGATGAAGAGCAGGGCATCACCTTCTTCCGGCTCAAAGACTTTGAAGCTTTTCTGCGCAAGAATAAGTTCTTTGAGTACAAGTCGCACAAGATCGCCCAGCGTCTACGCGACATCAACGGTGAAAGCATAGTGTTGAAGATTAAAGGCCGAGCAGTACGCGTCTGGCAAATCCCTGCGTTCGACAGCGTGGAGGTTGACCTTGATCCGCCGCAGTTTGGTAATCAAGGGGAGGCACCGTTTTGACCAAGCCTGAGTTTGCAGACCGCAATAAACAAATTCTAAAGATGTACCAGCGCGGTATGACGTTTGCCGCCATAGGCAGACGAATGAACCTGTCCCGGGAGCGCATCCGCCAGATTGTCAGAAAATTAGAGGCGCTATAATGTTTAGAATATTCGGCCCGCCGGGCACGGGTAAAACTACGACCCTGCTCAACATGGTGGATGACGCACTCGAAAAGGGTATCGCACCAGAACGGATCGCTTTCCTAGCCTTCACACGCAAGGCCGCCAACGAGGCCAAGGAACGCGCCTCAGAGCGCTTTAACCTCGACCCTAAGAAAGACCTTATCTTCTTCCGAACGTTGCACAGTCTGGCTCTCACGATGACTGACATACGCCCAGAGCAGGTAATGCAGGATGAACACTACCGGGAGCTAAGTAAAAGCATTGGCGTGTCACTAGGCAGCGCCAAGAACACCAACTTCGATGAAGATATTCCCACCCTTGTCACCAGCAGCGACCCGATACTTGGCCTGATTAACTTAGCCCGGCTGCGCAAAGCACCGCTGCGCGAGCAGTACAACATGAGCAACATCGAACCTGACTGGAACACGGTCAACTACGTGGACAAAAGCCTACGCGAATACAAGGACGCCATGGGCCTGTACGACTTCACGGACATGCTCGAACACTTTGCCAAAGGTGCCGACAAGTTCTGCCCTACGTTCGACCTGTGCTTCCTCGACGAGGCACAAGACCTCAGTCCCCTACAGTGGGACATCGCTCATATTCTGGATAAGCAATCCAAGCGCATGTACTGCGCAGGCGATGATGACCAAGCGATATACCGCTGGGCGGGCGCTGACGTGGACCACTTCATTAACTTACCGGGCGGTAGCGAAACTCTATCGCAGTCGTACCGCATTCCGTCATCAGTCCACAACATTGCGGAGGGTGTCGTGCGCCGCATTTCCCGACGATTCCCAAAGGTATACAAGCCCCGTGAGGAGCCCGGGAAAGTGGCGCGGATCAACACTATTAACTCCCTCGACATGACGCAAGGGTCTTGGTTGATTTTGTCGCAGGCAGCCTACCAACTACAGCCCGTCTACAACGACCTCAAGTCCGGCGGATACCTCTTCACGTACCGTGGCAAACGGTCCATTGCTGAAAAAGTCAGCGAAGCCATCAACGGCTGGGAACAATTACGTAAAGGCAAAGAAGTGTCCGGAAAAGTAGCACGGATCATCTACAGCTACATGTCTACCGGTAATCGTGTTACCCGAGGTTACAAAAAGCTGCCCGGCATCGACGATACCGACCTCGTGAAAATGGGAGACTTGGTTACCGACCACGGCTTGCTGGCCACCACCGACATGATTTGGTCCGAGGCCATGGACAAACTGCCCGAGACTGACCGGGCCTACATCACTGCACTGCTGCGCAGGGGCGAGAAATTTAACGGCATCCCCCGCATAACAGCATCCACGATCCACGGCTCAAAGGGCGGTGAGGCGGATAACGTCGTGTTATTCACGGACCTCAGCCCAGCAGCCGATGATGAAATGCGCATCAATCCTGATGACATGCACCGCGTGTTCTATGTTGGCGTCACAAGAACACGGCGTAATCTGTACATCGTAGACGCCGAAGATGTAACAAGGAGTTATGACCTATGAAAATGTCATGGACTGAATGGAAAGAATACGAAGAAAAACGTCGCAAGCTGTTTGAAGCGAACGGCGTGGCTGATCTTGCTCACTACCGAGCCAAAGCGCGGTGGACCGACCCCAGCATTCCAGACGAGGAAATCGAAGGCGTCCGGTTCGAGTGGGATAAAGAGCGCAAAGAATTTGTGAAGGCGGACTGATGAAGCGAAGAGAAATTTTACAAGAAGCAGAGCGCATAATTAATGGTAAGCGGGCCGCAGACTATGGTGATGCTTACGAAAACCACGAGCGTATAGCTAATTTATGGTCAGTCATTCTTGAGACTGACGTCACCCCAGAGCAGGTCTATCAGTGCATGATCGCTGTTAAGCTCGCACGATTAATAGTAACACCAGCACACGAAGACTCATGGCTAGATATATGCGGCTACGCTGCGCTGGGTGGAGAAGGTAATGGCAGGATTACAAATGACGATGTTCGCACCAAAAAGTGAGTGGGTTCCGCCGCTTGAACTTCCGGACATCACGTCGGCAACTAAGATTGCCATCGACGTCGAAACACGCGACCCGAACCTAAAAACAAATGGTCCGGGTTGGCCGACCGGGGACGGGGAAGTGGTGGGCTATGCCGTCGCAGTAGACGGTTGGTCCGGCTACCTTCCCGTGCGTCACATGGGCGGCGGAAACTTAGATGAGAAGATTGTAAACCGGTGGCTCAAGAAAGTATTCGAGTGCCCGGCAGACAAGATTATGCACAACGCCCAGTACGACCTTGGGTGGATCAAGCAGATGGGCTTTGAAGTCAAAGGCCGCGTCATCGACACCATGCTTGTCGCATCGCTGCTCGACGAGAACAGGTTTAGCTACAGCCTGAACGCGTTAGCTTATGACCACCTTAACAAGGTGAAGTCAGAGAAGGCCCTCGTCGAGGCTGCCCGGGAGTTCGGAATCGACCCGAAAGCTGAAATGTGGAAGATGCCAGCCATGTATGTTGGACCTTACGCTGAAGGCGACGCTGAACTGACCCTCGAACTCTGGAACTTCTTCTCCGCACAACTTAGCAAAGAAGACCTTTGGCCTATCGCAAATCTCGAACTTGATCTCCTCCCATGTCTCGTTGACATGACCATGCGAGGCGTCCGCGTCGATACTGACCGGGTAGAGCGAACGAGGGATAGTCTGCTCAAACGAGAGAGGGAAGTCCTCAAGCAAATTAAGAATATCGTTGGCGGAGACGTGGAAATCTGGGCTGCGCAGTCGCTCGCTAAAGCGTTCGATAAAGTCGGCATCCATTATCCACAAACCGAAAAAGGCGCACCGAGCTTCACTAAGCTCTTCCTCCAAGAAAACAATCATCCCCTCGCGCAGCTCATCGTCCAAGCGCGGAATCTGAACAAGACATCCGGCACCTTCATCAACACCATCATGAAGCACTGCCACGCTGACGGCAGAATACACAGTCATATCAATCAAATTCGCTCCGACGATGGCGGCACAGTCTCTGGCCGCATATCAATGTCCAACCCCAACCTGCAACAAATCCCGGCCCGCGACCCAGAACTTGGTCCTATGATCCGTAGTCTGTTCCTCCCGGAAGAAGGGGAGCAGTGGGCTGCCATTGACTTCTCGCAGCAGGAACCACGCATCTTGACCCATTATGCGCATGTATACGGGAAAATGCGAGGTATCGAACTGGACGGCGCGGCAGACTTTGTGGACGCGTACACCAACGATCCGGAGACAGATTTCCACACTATGGTGGCTGAGATGGCCAGCATTCCACGTAAGCAGGCCAAAACGATCAACCTTGGGATGATGTACGGCATGGGGGTAAACAAGCTCTCAGAGCAGCTAGACATCCCTGTGGAGGAAGCCAAGGGACTGGTAAAGCAATACCATGACCGGGTGCCGTTCGTTAAAGGACTGATGACAGGCGTCATGAACCGGCTCAACGAGAAATCGTCCGGCGGTTCGCTGCGCTCCATCCTTGGGCGCAAGTGCCGCTTCGATCTATGGGAGCCGGATACGTTCGCCATGAATAAGGCGCTGCCGTACAAAGAAGCTATCGACACCTACGGAGCGACAACCCGACTGAAGCGAGCGTACACGTACAAAGCGCTCAACCGCCTGATCCAAGCATCGGCTGCCGACATGACCAAGAAAGCGATGGTGGACCTGTACAAGATGGGTAAGCTGCCCATGATCCAAATCCACGACGAAATTGCCATGTCAGTGAAAAGTATTGACGAGGCACACGAGATCGCTAAGGTGATGGAGGATGCTGTACCCCTTGAAGTACCCAGCAAGTGCGATGTCGAGATCGGACCTTCATGGGGCGAAGCAAAATAACAACTCCATACTGCTCGACTAACCCCGCTTCGGCGGGGTTTTTCTTGCCTTCTTGCATAATCTCCTATATTATCGTAGATAATCCGGTACTCTGGAGTAGGAATTAATGGATACAACACGCTGGAAAAGCATCCTCGTACCACGAGAGGTGTATGAAGAGATAAAAGAAATGTCAAAAGCCGAGGGCCGGACCATCGGTGGGCAGTTGCGCCTTGTTTTCGAGTGGTACAAAGAGCAGGCAGAGAAGAATGACTCGGATAGAGTTGCAGAGCAACGGTGATATTCACCGCCGATTGATGCAAAACCAGTGCCCGAAGTGCGAAGGGCCGCTTAAAGTTGTGAAAAAAACAAAAGATCGCCTAGAAAGAAAGTGTGATCGCTGCGTATTAACCATCTTAGATAGTTTTCCCGGGGCAGAATACCCAATCAACAGCTAATGTATGCGATTAACTATTGCTTATCCCATACAGATGTGTCTATAATGACCTCGAACATGAAGCCCATGTTCTCCGTAGTTGACTCTGCCCCTAGTATGGTTGCCCCCATCTAGGGGCTTTTAATTTGAGGAGTCGTTATGGAAGCCGATAAGCGCGTAAGCGAGATAGATTGGAGCTGGGCCGTATCACAAATTAATAGGGTTGTAAACGAAACCCTGTTAAAAATTGAGGAAAATGATACGATGGAACCAGATGACAAGAAGCAAAGGCTTAACGAAATTGAAAAAGCATGGCAGCGAATACTTGGTGGCTGAAGAAATGGCGAAAGACCACTTCTTTGAAGCTGCTGAACAAACCGCTGATCTTCTTGCTGAGTTCGATCAACGCGGCCTTGAGAAAGGCCCCGCTCTCGGGGGAGCCCTGACTCAAATCATCACCCACCTAATCGCCGTGTCGCCCGACACCCCTTCAGCGATGGGGCTCCTCTCCTCTTGTATAGCCAACGCAGCACAACACGCCGAAGGCTTTATAGAAGTCACGCACGACGCCCCCGATAATATTCACTGATTGACATTATCTAATAAAGTCGCATACAATACCCGTGAAGTCACAACACGGAGATTGCTATGAAAGACTTACTCACACTCGACGAAGTGGCCAAGATCGCTAACGTATCAAAGCCAACCATCTACCGACGTTTAAAACACACTGACTTTCCTAAACCCGTCAAAGTGCCACGCGCCGGGGACCGCGGACCAAAGACCGTCAACCGCTGGGAACGTGGCCAAGTCATGGGCTGGCTCATGAAAGGCAACGATCCGGAGTGGATGAAGCAACCGCTGCGTCAAATTAATAACACTGTCAATAAAGTGGATGC